CATCGTCCTCTACATCAATAGGGCCATCAAACTCAAATGTTTGTGACCAATGCTCATACGAGGTCGTAAAGTCTTCTCCCCGCACGGGCATGATGGGATAGTTGCACCGGAGATAAGTGGCTTCGAGTCGCCCCCTGGCATTGGCCAGAGTCGGAGATTCCTGGATACTGATAACTTCGTCTTTCAGAGCGGGGTGACGCATAATGAGGCACTGGGCATCTTCTTTCGCCATAGCCTCGTCACGGGGAGTCGGGAGCCACGTCGCTGTAAAGATGCCCATAGCGACATAGTTGGTAAAGCCACGCTCACGCAACCGATGCCCGTACTCCATCCATTGCGCGGAAGGGGTGTTCGTGTCCATCATTCCGCCGCATTCTGCGACCGCACGGGGAGATACCCATATTACCTGCCCTACCGGGAACGGGATGGGTTCAACGGCGTCCCCAAAGGTGGCCTTTGCGGCCCTATCCATTTCGTGCGCGATCTCTTCGTTCAGAGGCGTGAAATTGCCGGGTGTGGGATAACTCAGGAACTCGTTGTCATTGCCCCAGAAAGACAGCGTGCCGATGTCTGGGTGTTGCTCCACAATGTCATGAATCCGCTCCGCAATATCAAAAGGCACGATCACGTTGGGTTGCGCGAGAATCAGGCCGTTGACATCGACTATGATGTTGTCCTTGTCTTCTGGAACAAACCCGCCCCATGCGTCCAGCCGGTCCTCAAGATGCTCTTCCAAAGTGAAGTTGCGCCACACCCAGTTGCGTAACTCAACGCCAGACCGTTGTAACATATCACGATCCGCCAGCAAGTCGCGAATCGCTCCGGCCCAATCTTCCGCACGTCCAGACTTCGGAAAGAAAATCGGCGCGTCACTGTACGGATCAATATCCGTAGCAAGCACGGGGAAGCCACAAGCTCCGTATTCAAGGATCTTGAGATTACTTTTGCATCGGTTGTAATCGCTGTGCTCAAGCGGCGCCAATGCAAGATCAAGGCGCATTTCCGCCATAGCCGGGACGTGAGTTCCGCATGGCTTTGCGGGCACCTGTGTATATAGGTCCGGGTTCAGTTCGCCATTAGGGACCATGCCCATAAACACCCAATGCACAGAATCACCGAGAATATCCATCACGTCTTTTATAAACGACAGGTCGCCAGTGTGACTCAGACCACCGGCCCAGCCGATGCGCGGCTTGTCACCCCGCTCAAAAGAAAGAGGCACGCTTTCCAAAATGTGCCTCGGCATGTAGTTACTCACGATTTTTACATCGGGATGCAGCTTATCAAAGAACTCTTTAAGCGGTCCGGTGGAAACCGTTACACGGTCCACGTTCGCCAAGATTTTCTTCCAGCGGGCTTTAAGATCAGTCGGCATGTGTTGACGATGCACATTGCTGTCGGCAATATCGTTTATGGAAAGGATTAAATCATCGGTGTCATACACCTGAAAAACGCCCGCTTTTCGGTATTCCTTGATGACCTCGATCTGCCGATCCGTCATCTGTGACTGCCAAAGTACCTTGTCGGGACGTAACGCTTGAATATACTCAGCGGGAACCATCGTCTCGCTGATGGACCCGAGAATATGGCCACCCTCTTTCATGGCGCGAAACGGCTCGAAGGTGCGGTAATGACCAGAACCTTCACGGTTCATCGGGTAGGCAACAAGGTACGGCGGGCGTTTTACCATCGGTGTTCTCCTATGTTTGTGATTTATATACTATAACGAACTAACTACTAACCCCATCATTGCCACGGCGCACACCACTCGTATGGCCGTGGTCTTCACTGCTGGCTGGGTCAATTTTGTGCCCGAACTGCGGGCCAATCTTTTTCGAGCTTTCCTGATCGGAGCCCTGACCAAGCAGCGTCGCCGCCATGGACTGGAACGCGCCGGACAAGGCCGGGTCCGTCGGAGCCATACCCATCAGCATGGCTATCATCTCGAACTGCTTGTCTATCACGTCCTTCATGGGCAGCAAGCCAGCCTGCATCCTGCGCTCATCCACGGTCATCGCCAGGCTTCGCGCTTCGTACTCTCGGGCGTCTTCCTTGGGTGACTTACCGGTGAACGTGAATTGCAAGTCCGGCCATCTGGACCATATCAGGTATTCGTTATAAACCGCCTCAATGTGGTTCAGCAAAGGGGCAAGACCCGGATCGTCTTCGTCGATAATGCCCTGATCGTTCCCTTCCGGCTTGCTATCCGGCCCTTTGCCGGAAATGCGGTAGCCCAATCTCGTAACGGGGAAGCGGAACAGCGTGCAAAACGCGCCATATATCATGTTGGCGAAGTCCTGGTAGTACACCTCCTTACCCGCAATGTCGCTCAGGTCAAGGATCTCGATCTTGCCATCTCGCGGCACCGCCATGGCGGGGAGCGCCCATGTCTTTGTCGAACCGCTTTTGAGGTTGGTCCATATCCGGGCGACCACATCCAGTTGGCGCTGATTCCAGCCGTTTCCGGTCAGCAGCAACATGCCTTGCGGAATGGCGGATGTATTAAAGCGGTCAATACCCATGTCCAGGATGTTGGTCGCGCCCTGGATGAGTCGTAGCCCAAGCTCAATTTCAGGATACCCATACCCGAACACATCGGCGTCGGCGCGGGCGTTTCTGACATACCACACCAGGTCATTGCGGGTAAATGTGTGCATGACGGAGCCGGTGTCGTCCACGGCTACGGCGTAAATGCTTTTGTCAGGGGGTGTGCCGGGCTTCGCGTAGCCGTTGGGTCCAGTCATACGAATACGCCCCGCTGGGAGCATCTGGAACGCCTTAACGCGGTTGCTGGCGTCCATGTCTGTCCATATCGCTATGCCATCATACGTTAGTGAATCCCGCACCAGCATGGCGAGAAAACGCTGAATGCCAGTGAAACCCTGCGCGTCCCGTTCACGAGCCTGGTCCCAACGAGTTTCGATATTACAGTTCGCAACGAATCGCTCTGCATCCCGGATGTCCTTCAAGGTTTCTTTGGAAATCTGCACGCCCTTAACGCGGGGCACGATTTTCCATCCCGGTTTCCATGCCTGATTGGAGAGTTGCGAATATCTCTGCACATCGTCCACTCGCATACCGATGATAAGTTGTGGCGCGAGATTTTCTTTCACGACCTTCGCAAGTGCTTCGGGCGGAATTCCTGGCCATTGCATTACCCCGGCATTGTGCATCTCGGGCATGTAGCTAATGCGGGCGTAACTCATCATTGACGGAGGGGCGGTGATACCCTTTTTGATCTCGTCCATCATACCCTTGATGAACTCGCCACCATACCCTTTCTGCCAAGCTGTCCTGCTTACTGCCCCTTCAATCATAGTTTCGGAGTTGAACATCAGGGTTTTGGCATAAGCATCTGGCGTGAGTGCTTCGCCACCCGTAACACTGGGAAGACCTACATACGAGCCCGCAGCGTCCGAAGCGAACGGGGCGCTGGGTGCATGCGCTTTAACAGCTACCGGTTGCGGGCGTCTACGAGCCATGGACGATCCTCAAAAACGAATACACGTAAGTTACTGCAAAAACATCAACGGGTCAATGGGATGTTGACTCTACGGCCCAAGGGCGTTAAAGTAAGTTCGTGGATAGGCCCTAGAACCGAACACCAGCTAGTCACTGGCTTCCACGCCACTCCGACTACCCTGTGACTGAGGAGGATCGTCATGCAAATCGAATTTTTTCATAGTATAGAGCAATTTAAGAACATTGTTAAGCTCGTCCGAGATCGTAGTAATTTTTCAAATACTCAACTCCCCACATTAAAATTCACCGGAACGGTAAAGTTGCACGGGACCAATGCCGGGTTGACAAATATTGGAGGGAACGCCACGGCAATTTCCAGAACCAGAGTTCTAAACGCCAACGATGACAACTTCGGGTTCTTCGCCCAACAAATTGGTCAATACGAAAAAGATTGGCAAGAATACTTGGACAACATTGGAGAAAATGTCACCGTGTTTGGAGAATGGTGTGGAAAAGGCATACAAAAAGGAGTAGGTATATCCAATCTTGAAAGGATGTTCATCATATTTTCTTGCAAAATAGGCGATCTTTGGATACCTGTCCCTCATTCTCCAAAAATTCCTAATGTATTCGTAATAACGGAATTTCAAACATATGAGATTACTATAGACTTCTCATGCCCAGAACAAGCTACCAATATTCTTGGTGAGATCACACAATCCGTTGAGAACGAATGCCCTGTTGCATTAAAGTTAGGGAGTACTGGCGTCGGGGAAGGTGTTGTTTGGACGTGCGATTCTGATCCGTCATTAGTATTCAAAGTTAAAGGCGAGAAACATAGCTCCACAAAAGTAAAAACCCTCGCTGCGGTAGACGTTGAACGAATATCGTCTTTGAAAGATCTAGTTGGGTACGTTCTATCGAACAATAGAATGGAGCAAATATATAATGAAATGATTTTAGAATCAGAATCATTTCAAAATAAAAATATTGGCGTGTTCATACAAAAATGTGTACACGATTGTATAAAGGAAGAATCTGATACCATCGCTGCTTCTGGATTTTCTATAAAAGATTTTACTAAGATCGCGCCCCATATTGCTAAAAATTGGATATTTGGCAGGATTTGAATACTCACACAAACAGCAAGTCGGACTTCGGGCACATATCCGCGCACGTATTCAGAGCGAACGTCTTGCGGTTATGATGCAGGCAAAACTGCTTGCCCTTCTCGTATGAGCTGCATCGGTCACACGATGTCTGGAACGGATCGAATGATCGGGTCGGGTCCAGTAGAGCCTCCCATGGCATCTTGTAATTTACATTGCTGGCGGCCCGCTCATAGTTCTCACTCTCGGTGGGCAACATTCCCATACACCCGGCTTGTTCAATGGCCCAGATAATCAGGTACGTCAAGGCGTCCACTTGATCGTCGTGGCCGCTATCGTCGCCGGAGAAGTCAAGCAACTCCCTTTCCAATGCTGGAAGCCACTCCGCGCCCTCCGCGAACCGTACCCTGTGCTGGCGGAACCAACCTTGTGCCGACCCGGCACCCACTGACATGGTGACACGAGCCCGCTTGGACAGGACGCCCGGCTTCATACCCTCCACTGGTAGTCCTGCCTGGCGCAACGCGCTTAGAAGTGGATCACCGGTGGACTTCTGCTCGATGAGGATGGAGGAAGGCCGCCAGTGTGTCGCCATCTCGCGGGCTTTGCTGACCAACGTGCCAAAGTCTATCCGCTCCCGGTACACATCCATGACGTACACGTCAAAATGCGGTTCGCATTCACCCAGGAGCGCCGAGTCCTCATTGCAATGATACTCATCACACGACTTCAAGAGGGCAGTCGTGCATACCGTGTAATCTGCTGTGGACTCTGTAGACCCCGCCGTGTCCCAACTTTGCACGACCATCTCACCATTCTCGATAAACGCCTTCCATGCGCTCGGTACGGGGAAGTACATGAAGTCCGACCGGAAGAACACCGATCCGCCATTAGAGCGGGGATCGCATTGATAAACACTGTTAAATTGCGCGGGCGCGTTGCGCCTCGCTGAAAGGGCCTCTTGCAACTTTTGCTTGGAGTCTGCCCAGAAAAAGCCGTGCTTGGTCTCATCCGTACCGAAAAACGCCTTTGTCCTTATCATGAGGAAGCCGCCCCAGGTTCGTTGAAACAACACGTCACGCCATCGGGTATATAAATATCGTAGTACAGACGCGTCTCGTTGTCGCGTATTGCGGGAAGCACCATAGTCACCCAATCCTCGTTTTGCAGAAGATGCCCATACAAGT